AAGTCGCCAAACTCCACCTCGACCATACACCTCGATGGCCACCTGAGATTACACCGTTGACGGCGCAGAAATTACACCACGTCCGTGGACGCTACCCCGAGCTTGGCGCGACGTAGCTTGGGTCGCCATATCGACGAACTCTCTGGGCGTGCTTGCCGCAGTATCCCTTCGCGCCTTTCTCAATCGTCGCTTCGCAATCTCGAAACCGGCAGGTCTTTGGCGGGAGACGCCTTTGTTTTTGCCGCACGGAAGACATCTCACGTGCGAGGCATCCACACGAACGAACACTCCCGGATTTCAAATTCCCTGTGGTGGCACGGTGTTCCGCCCCACAATCGCACAGGCAAAGCCAAGAAATTTCACCCCTTCCGCCCCGAATGCCGCTATCGGCGACAATTGTGAGCCGGCCAAATTGCTGACCGATACGAATACTGGCTGATCTCATTGTGAGGCCTCCGTCGTGCGGGCGTCGTTTGCCCAGGTGGAGCCATCAGCCATGCGGTAGGTGACGATATCGTCGCCCGCCTCGATGACCTCGCCCGGGACGAGATCGGGGATAAAGAGATGACAATTGCAGGCTGCGCGCTGTTCGAGCGCTGTCAGCATCCGGTCGTGACGGGCGCAGTGCCAGCCTCCGTCAACGGGTGTCGCGTGCAAGCAGGACCGGCAGGTCACGGCCGCCCCACCACCCTCGTGGCAGGCGGCATGGTGATCGCAGAACCGACATTCGAACCAGGCTGGGTCCTCGCTGATCCGTGCAGGCGGATGCTGGGCGAAGATGACGCGCCCGGCCTTGTCCAGCAGGCGCTCTGCCATGGCGCTGTCGGCCTCGATGCGCTCGATATGCAGCGCGTCGGTGTCCTTGCAGACCGCCACATAAAGCGCGTGGGTGATCCCCGTCAGATGCATGTAGATCTGCATCTGCGCTGCGTGCTGTGGCTTGGCCAGAACTACGCCCTTGGCTGTCAACTCAGTGAAGCTCTTGACCCCATGGGTCTTGAACTCCAGCACATGCCAGGTTTTCGGGGCCTCGAGGATGCCGATGGCAACGCCGTCCAGCGAGCCGCCGAAATGGCAGCCATGGGCCTCGACCCGGAACTGGCGGCCGGTCTCGGGATCGACCTCAAGCACCGTCGCGCCGGTGGAACGCAGATTGCGCACGAGGCGGTCCTCTTCCAACTGGCCGGTCTCGAAGAGGCGCAGCAGGCGGCCGGAATGGCGCGAAGGCGTGACCCAGCGGAAATCATACCAGAGTGCGCGTGCGCAGGATTTGCCGATGATCGAGGCGCCGAGGTGATCGCGGAAACCATCGCCCTGGCGGGCCTCATAAGCGGCATAGATCGCCGTCAGGGTGGGCGTGGGGGCTTCGGGAAGCTCTGCCATCACAGACCCTCCCGTTCACCGCGCGCCTGCGCCTCGGCCAGAATGCCGTTCCAGGTATCCGGATCGTGGCGCTCGCGCAGGACCCCGATCAGCGCATCCTTCAGCTTCTCGCGGCGGCGACGTCCGGTGCTTTTGGCCAGAAGTTCCGCCCGCTCGCGGCTCAGGTGCCGGAGCGCGGTGCGGGCCCTGTGGAACCAGTCCGGGTCGATGGGTTTATGACCCCGCTGACGCGCAAGATCAGCCGTCGCGATCTGGGTGCGGATCTTGGCAATGGCGTCGTCGAGTTCGATCAACCGGCGCTGATCATCAGGCAAGCAGGGGCTGTTCACGGCCACGGGGGCCGCGTTGTTCAGGTCAGTCATGGGAGTGTCCTCAGGTTTCGGGAAGCGCCGCCCCATCACACAGGGGCGAAAGGGCAGCGCAGGTTCTCAGCCCTTCTTGTTCCAGGGTGCAGACGCCATCTTGGGTGGGGCCGCGGATGTGGCGAGCGCAGCGGGCGCCGGCTTGGCAGCACGGGAAGTCCCCGCTGCACCCTTCTCGGGCGGCAGATAGGCGATCCCGTTGCTCTCGCCGTAGCCGTTCTTCGGCGGCTTGATCTTAACCTGGATCGTCATCGGGATCAGGTGCAACTCTTCGCTGTCGCTGACATGCATCTTGCCCGTCGCGTGGCAAATGGCCGAGAGCGTGCGCTGCGCGATCTCCACGGTGGTCGGGTTCGGGTTCACGAGGTTCAGCTGATCGAAGATCTTCCGGCCTTTCTGCTCGCCCTCGAGAATGTCGATCATCAGCCAGAGAAACTGGCCCATGCCGTTTTTAGTGACGCGCATCTCGCCTTCGACGATCTGGGCGCGGTATTTGCCGGCGGGCAGCAGCTCGTAGGCGGTGGTGGGCTCGACGCTGGTGGCGTCAAAGGACGTGTCGAAACGTGCCATGGTCTTGTCTCCTTTTGATTATTCGGCTGTTCGCGGCGCTTTCGCCGCCATGAACTCTGCCCAGCTGAGGGGCAGCGTGTCCGGCAGGCCGTAACGGTTCTTGGCGAGGAAGGCGGGGCGCTCCTCGGTGTGCATGACGCGTGCACCGGACCCGAGCGCACGGGTTACCTTCTTGTTGAAGCCGACATCAGATTTGGCGACCGAGATCTGATAGTTGGCGAACAGCACCACATCGGAATGCTCTTGCAGCAGCGCCGATGCACGGGTCTGCAGCTTGATCACATAGCGGTCGTAGGGCTCGTGTTCCGGGCTGTCGAAGCGCTTGATGTCGGTATGGGCGATCTGAATGACCGCCATGCCCTTCTGGTCCCGGAGCGCATTCAGCTTGTCGAGATATTCGCGCCAGACGGTCAGCGCCTCAGCATAGCCTTTCCCGAAGCCAGGGGTTTCGATGGAGGCCCAGCCATTGCGCAGGCAGGCCTCGGCCCAGATCAGTGGCTCCAGCCAGTCGACGCTGTCGATCACCACCGTGCCGAAATCGTGGTCCTCGGTCAGGAGTGCATCCAGGGCACCGGCCACTTCCGCGTAACTGGTCGCCAGAGGAAAATGCGGCACCTGAAGCTTGCCGAGTCCGTCCTCGGTCATGATGAACACCGGCCGGTCGGCATCGGCCGCAAAGGTGGATTTGCCTACCCCGGCCACACCGTGGATCAGGATGCGCGGCGGCGTCAGCGCCGAGGTCATGCGCAGAGATGAGAGAGAAATGGCCATCAGATCAGGCCTCCATTAGGGTTGGGTTCAGACGTGGTTTTCGGCATGACGACCTTGTCGCCAGTTACCGCCGCGTAGAGCGCATCAAGCCGGTCGGCTTCCTCGAGATATGCAAGGGCCTCGCGCCGCATGGCGCGCCGCTTTTCTGGCAGCGTTTTCATTGCACTGCCTCCCCACCGAGCGCGGGGCCGCCCTTTGCCAGAATGGCATCCAGGCAGTCACCAAAGCTCCAGTCCGGGTGCGCGGCCCAGAACTGATCAGCCTGGCGCAGCGCGTTGCGCCATTCGCGCAGCGCATGTTGATCGTTGGTGATCTGCAGGCGCCGGATCTCGATCGCTCGTTCAAAGCCTTCTCGCGACAACTGACGCGTGGCGACCAGCGTCGTGCCCTCAAGGTCCATGGCGACAGCGGCTGGTAGCTGGAACGGCAAAGCTGCCTGTTCAGGCGCCGAGGATTGCTCGGCCTTGAGCTTTAGCCTACGCGCACGGGTGTCGATGCGGGCGACGACGCCATCGATCCCAGCGAGATACTGGCCATCCGCATCGATATCGTCCCAACGGTTGACCGCAGCCTGCCGCTTGTTGATCGCGCGTCCCGCGATTACTTCGCCGACGATCTCGCCGACGACATCATTCAGTCGCATATGTCCCATTCTGGACCTCCTGTTCGCAGGGCTTGGCTGCTCATCGATGCGTTCGACGATTTCCACGAGACGCTCATGAATGGCGCGGTCCTCTTGCGTACCGAACACCGCGATCTGGCGCGTCCGCATCTCCGGCGTCAGCGGCGGCGGGCGGTTTTCCTCGAGGCGGCGGACGCTTTCATGAATGCGCTGCAGCCGGTCGAGCGAGCGTTGCAGACGATCCTCTGCCGCACGGCGGACCGCCGACCGTGTCGGTTCCTCCCCGCGCTCGAGGCGTTCATCGAGGGTGCGGCGCACGATGCCAGGGTCAGCCGCTTCCGCGTCGCGCAGACGACGCGCTTCATGGATCTGGTCGCGGCGCAATCCGAGGTCAGCGGCCGAGGCAGTGTTGCGGTTTTCAACAGTGCTCCGATCCCCACCGTTGCGTTTGACCTCACCCCGCGCCTGTGCTGCGTCATATTCATCGGCAAGGCGGCGCTTGGCGGCAGCCTCGATCTCCAGCGCATCGGCTTGCGCGCGATGGGCGGCCGCAATCAGATCGTCATGGGCGGCTTTGGCACGTTGCAGACGCGACGCGCGCTTGGCGGCATCATAGGCCAAACCTGCGAACTCGCGGGCTTCGAGTACCTCGGCCGCTGTCTTTGCACCGGCCAGCATGCTGGCAGCACGGTCGATCAGGCTCGGCAGATCGGAGGCGGCGGTTGGGATGGGAACAAGCTCTGTCATCATGCGGCCTCATTCGGCTCGAGTGTGACCTTCAGCGCGCCAGTCTTGACGGTACGCGCGGGCTCGAACCCCTTGCGCCAGGCCTCAGGCAGCGCACCGTACTTGCGCTCGGACACAGACAGCTTGGTCTCGATAAACTCGGTTGGGTCCTCGCCGCTGTCGGCGATATTGGCGGCGATCTGCGCGAGCTTTTCCTGGTCCCAGTCGACGCGCTTGGGCAGGTCGGCCACCACGGTGTAATCGCCATCGACCAGCCGAACCGTGCCAGTGTCCTTGCCACAGGCGCGGCGAGCCTCGGCGGCGCGGGTGGCGTAACGCACGTCAAGGGCGCTGCTGAATTTGACGCTGGCGGCTTTAAGCTGCTTGGCCGCATAATCGAGCTCAGCTTGCAACCTAGCCAGCAACTCGACCGGCAGCTGGGCCAACTCGCCTGCGGGCAGGTTCAGCATCTCTGTGATGCTGGGAATGTTTTCAGGATAGGGCATGGAGGGTCTCCTTGTCGGTTCGGGGATTGATGGGGGTTGCAGTGAGGCGGCGTTCCAGTGCGGCCAGCAGCGCCTCAAGCCGATCGATTTCTGTGGCGATTGCGACGGCGGTCGGTTCAACAGCCGCCGTTGGCAGCGCAGCAATTGCCGCAGCATCGAGCGTCGACAGCGGGGCATGGGTCATCGCGCGCCCTCCGCTGCCTCAAGCAGGGCCGTCAGCGCCGGTGCCTTGTGCCGCGGCCGGGGCCGCGCGATCGCGAGATAGGCAAAGATATCCGTGGCAACCCGGCGCTGGACGAGATGCACAAGCCCGGCCCGCTCGGCCCGTGCCGCCACGCCCGACAGCGTGAGCAGCCGTTTGCGATCGCTCGCCTCGAGCTTCGAGACCAACTCCGCGCAATCCACACAGAGAAAGCCACGATGATATTCCAGCAGCGCCCCCGGCTCTGCCGTGGCAATCCAGGCGAGAAAGTCGATGTCGGTGAGGGTGCCAGCAGCGGGAGCAGTTTGTCCGCCGTGAATGGCAGTGGCTGGGGTCAGACGCGCCATGATCATCGCACCGCCCGCAACTGCATGCCCTGCGCGGTGCTCTCGCACAGACGCGCCTGCTCGAAGGCCTCGACATCTTCGAGCCGGTAAACCACCCGCCCACCGATCTTGAGGAAGGCCGGTCCCTCGCCGG